TAATAATTAATAATATAATAATTAATAATATAATAATTAATAATATAATAATTAATAATTAATAATATAATAATTAATAATATAATAATTAATAATATAATAATTAATAATTAATAATATAATAATTAATAATTAATAATTAATAATTAATAATTAATAATTAATAAATATTTAATAATATTATTAATTATTTAATGTCATCAAATACTAATACTTTAAATGATTATTATAATAATCTAGAAAATATAAACTATAATAGTGAATTTTTATGTACATATAAAAGTATGGAAGAAGAATATTATAAAAATTTATGCTATCAAATACAAATACTACAAGCATTAAATATTAGTAAATATGATGATACTATTGTATCAAATCATATTGAAAAAATTTATTATTTTTTAAAAAATTATTATGAAATTGATATTATTTTATTAGTATTAAAAGAAAAATATAAAAATTCAAGTATTTCTTTTTTTATAGAAAATAATAATTCAGCATTATTTCAAATGTTATTTAGTTTTGATTATTTTGATATTTTTCATAAATGCTTATGTCAATATTTGATAAATAAAAGACTTAAAAATGAACCAGACATTGCTAAGAAGTTTTTTAATGAATTAAAAGATATTATAATACAATAAATTATTTTTAAGGGTTTTTTTATACCTTTTATTTGTATCTTTTATTTATATATTTTTATTGATAGTAACAAATATTTTTGAAATACGTCAAATTTTATTATGCTATTACATAACAAAATTTGGTATAAAAATATATGGGTTTTTTCATATACCATAATTATATCATTACCCTGATATAAAATTTACCTCTCTCTTATTAAAGAATATATTATTCTTTAATATAACTACTTGTACAAAGTTTTTTTATTATTTTATCATCATTATGTTGCTTATTATTTGCTATTGCTACTAACGTGTGTGTATAATAATTTTGTTTATTTTCATTATTTTGAAAATCTGGATTTTCCTTTGTCCATTTACTTAGAGCATAAAATTGTTTTGTTGATACATCCTTTATTACTCTTTTAATTTTTTCTTTATTAATATCTTTTTCCCAATTGTCATCATCTTTTATATATAATGATTCGCGTTTTAGATCAGTACAATGAATAGGTCGTTGGTATAATCCTAACTTATTCATATTTTCTATAATTACATTAGTTAATCCATTTACTAATCCATTATGCTTAGTATAATCCAATTGTTGTAAACTAACTTCTATAGATTTAATAAAATCACTCATATTTATAGCATCTTTACATTTTTCATTTAAAAAAACTTGAATATTAAATTTTTGATTTGTTGTTGTAATATTATTTCCCACTTTTGGAATTAATTCTTTTATTGTATTAGTCAATTCTTTAATTTGATTTTGTTGTTGTTTTACTACTTCTAATATTAATTCTTTTGATAACATTAATTGATTATTTAAATTAACGTTATTTTCATGATCTAAACAAGTTTTCTTATGTCTATATAATCCTGATGGGTATTTATATGTTTTTTTACATATTGAACACTCGTATTGCGTCTGGGGTTTTTTGGGGTTTTTTTGTATCTTAATTGTATCATTTTCCCTATTTTTATGCTTTTGGGTTGATAAGTGTCTAACATAGTCTTTTTTATTACACGATATAAAGTCACAACAAACACAACTATAATTTTGGGGTTTTTGGGGTAAAATTTGTGTATCCATTATATATCATATAATGATATATAAAAAAACCCCTAAATAATTTTTTATAAAAATTTAATTTTTTTAAAATTTTATGCTTATAGTTTTTTAAGATAAAAATTCGGAATTTACATCTTAAAGGTCTAAATCTGTTTTTTTAAGAGACACATTTTTCTTTTTTATAAAAGACCTAAAAATTATAAAATTGGACATTTATAAATGTCCATTTATCAAAAAAATTTTGAAATTTATTTTTCCAAAATTTATACATTTTACATATTTTATTTATGCTAACAAATAACTACATAGTATATTAATATTTTTAAACCATAATGTATTTATGGAGGGACATCAAAAAATTTAAATGTTTATCTTCACTTTTTTTTCCATAGTAATTTTTCTCTCATATTTTATATTTTTGAATTATTATTTCAAATTATAAAAATTTAAAATAATAAAAATTTAAAATAATAAAAATTTAAAATAATAATTTAGATTATATAATATTATGACTTCAACAAGAAATAAAAATACTCAATTGAATTACAATTTAGAAAAATCTAACACAGAAAAATTATTACGTGAAAATCTATATTTACACTCATCGTCAGGAAGACCTATTAGTGAATGTATTCCTTCATTAGGGTATATGCCGAGTCACTTATCTAGAGAAGCATTAGCTAGCAATTCTATAGATATTGAATCACAATTAAGAGGAATAGGTTCAACTAATTTAGAAACTCCTTGTGAAGTTATTGTGCCAAATATTACAAATTTAGAATTTAAAGATTTTTTTGAGAGACAACAACATATTATAATGCCTTATCCTATGGTGTATGAAAATAATCAACGACCAATATTATCATAATTAACAAAAATAGTTTTTAACTATTATGCTCATAATAATTTACCCTTACCTTTTGAAAACATTACAGTAAAAGGAGTTTTTTTAATATTAGTACAATTAGGATCATTTATAGTATTATTTATAGTTACTACATTATTTAAAGTTATATTGTTATTTATACATGCTTGTGCCAATTTATTTCTACTATTGGATTTAACTATATTAGCAAAATTTTGTTTTTTTAATGAATTTGATGAATAAATTCGATTATTTTTAACAGAGTCATGTTTTATAGCGTTTTGTTTAACAGCAACTTTATCACAATTACTAGTAATACAAGTATCATCTAATTGATATTGATTAATAAATCCTCTACCATTTATAAAACTAGGATCATATGGTTCAATAGATAATAATTTTGGAATATTATTTAATCCAACAAAACCCTGTATCATTTTTCTTGATAAATTACTGCCATTTTGTGCTGGTATAAAGGCTGCATTTGTTGTTGATGTACGTGCTCCAGTACCACGATATTGTTCAATTGCTTTTGATAATGTATCAATTGTAGAGTCAAATCTTATTTCTATATTATTATTAGGATATCTAAATCTTTCATCCGGATCATTAATAGGGTCATGATAAATATAAACACAATCTACATTGGTAAAATCACTTGCTCCAGTAGTTATAACAAAATTAGCAAACCTAATACTATAAAAGTTTAGAATTTCAAAATCATAATAAGTATTTTTTAAACCTAAAGATCCAGATACATTTTTTAAATATATATCTAAATCATTAAATATATTAAAAATTCTATTATAATTAAATCTTAAATCGTAATTAATGGGAGAAGTTAGTAATATATTATTTTTATTATCATCATCTCGTAATTCTCTTATATTAAATAGTTTTATATTTTCATCATTTGTTATAGTAAAATCATTTATATTAGAATCTCTTGTAAAATTTTTAAATTTTACAATTATTGCTGCATTTATTTGCTCATAACTTATAGAATATATTTCACCACATATAGTAGTTATATTATTTATTGTTGCTAAGTTTTTAAAACTATTTTTAAAATTATTATTGGTTAAAGCATTAAAATAAGTTGTTAAATTTATATTAAAAACTTTACCTAATTGAGCTATTACATTATTGTATAATGTAATGTTATAGTTTATTGTATTATTTATATTATGACTATAATTAATACTAGTATAATTTAAACAAATATCAAGTAAATAATAGTTGTTCTTACTTTGTATAAGTGACTGGAAATTAAAATTATTGTCAATATTATTTGTATTTATATTTTTTTTAAATGTAACAATTGATTTTTGTTTTGAATTAGTAGAAAAATGAGCATGATTGTATATATCATGCTGTGTAATTCCTGTTAAACGGTTACCGAGTCCTAAAAATATAGTATTTGAAAAATCTTGCCTCAATATTTTATTTTGATTATTAAAACTTATAGTTCTATGATATAAATTACTACTATAATCTAATACTTTTACATTATGAAGAATTATACTTTTTTTTGAACCAAATATAATCTTACTATTTTTTTTTATATTTTGTATAATGTTTAAATTGTTAGTTTTAATTAAAAAAGTACTAATAGTATTACTATTATTTATTGAACTAGAAGTATAAGTTGAACTAAAATCATAATAATTTACATGTTTAAAATCTAACGTAAGTTTATTATAAGATAATATATTACGATTTATAGGATAAGGAGTATTTTCTTCTAATATAGTAAAACTATTGTCGCTTGTAAAATTATTAGAAGTATTACTTCTACTAACATTATCAATTAATAGTCTAGTAAAATTTGAGTTTTTAAAGTTTATAACACTAGAAGTATCTATTGTTGTATTAATAAAAGAAAAATCATTAGTAACACTAGTAATAGAATATGTTGTATTATTATAATCTGGTTGTGAGTCTGAATATTTAAAATACAAATAATCACGAATATTTATTTGATACATATCAGAATTGCTAAAATAATAATTTAAATGAAATCTATAACGATTATAACTTGTATCATTATTAGTAGTTAAATAATTATGTATATTATAGGGGACATTGTTGTTTTTTCCAAAAAATGTATTACTTAAATCATTAAATAAATAATTATATGAATTATCATAAGTGTTTACATTTTTTACAAATAATATTTTACCATTTTTATTATTGGATGAATCAAAAATAAATTTCATATTATTTTTTATATTATTTTGACTAATTAAGCAACAACTAGTACTAGTAGTAGTAGAACCACTAATATTAATAACTTTGCCACTCAATAATATTCTATTTTTATAGGTATTATTACTATTATCCAAACTTTGTAAAAGATTTTGCCAACTAATATCAGTATTATTATTACTTAAATCACTAATATTAGTTTTTATATATAAAAGACTTCCACCATTACTTATATCAATAATATTATTTGTTAAAATAATATAGTTATTTCTATTATTTGAAATAATAGCACTCATAGTTATAATATATTTATATTTATAACTATGAATATTTAAATTATATGTCATTATAAAATTCATATAATAATGAAATTATAAAATATACATGTATTTATGTTAATACACTTGTATCATTAAAATACCAATGTGTAGATAAATATTGTGGTTTTGCTTTCTCAATATTACTATTTTTCTTAATTTTAAGATTAGGTCCTCTAGCAGTTACTGAATCAATTTCTAAAGTTCCAACAGCATAATTATAATATTTCAAATCTGATAAATTACCAGAAAATCCGCCATTATAATTTACATACAAATTATCATAGTTTTGTTTAACAATATTAGATAATTTATGGCGTTTTGTTAAAGTTCCATTTATATATATATCACATATATTTTGTGATGTAACTCGTATAATAACACCTACCCATTTTTTAATAGGTATAGCATCTACATATATATCATCATAATATGGTTTATTTACACTTTCATTATTGTGGAATACATTTAATCTTACTAACATTCCTAAAACAGGATAGTTAATCATTAAATCATCACTATAATTTTTCTTGCCATTATACAAATATACACCAGGAGCATTATTTGGTCCAAATAAACCACTACCTCCTTCGCCTTGTGAACTTGGCGAAGAACCTTTATTAAAAACGTGTTTAAAATCTATAGTTTCATTATAGTTTACATTATTAACATATATCCAAAATGAGTATGTAAACTCAACACCTCCATATTCATTTACACTTCTTAAAATAGGAATTGTTGTTTTTTGCCCTAAGTTTTGACTAATAGTCAGTGCTTCTGTAGCATCTTTCATTCCACTTATTAAAAATGGCGTTTCTGATGGAGATAAAAAATAGTATACAAGTTTACTTCCGACATAAAATAATATTGAGAAAAAAATTAATACTCCTAGCAAGAAAGTTCCTCTAGCAATCATAGTATTTGAAGATAAAAATTCGCTAAAATTTCCGAGTTTCTTCTGTGTTTCATATGGTATTATTGTGTTAAAATAATTATTAATTTTTTCTAATACTCCTCCGTTAGAATTCATATTATTTATATATAAATAATATAAATAATATATTATATTTTATTATATTTTATTATATTTTATTATATTTTATTTAAATTTGAAAACTTCCTTTTTCTTGATTATATTCTAAAAAGCTTACTTTTAAGCTATATTTATTAAATAATGATTGAGCTAATGATGCGTTTATTCCGTCTTTATAAAAATTATAAGCATCTTGTGGATTACAAGAATCACTTAAATAGCGAACACGGGTTATAAAACCTTCAAAACCACTATTAACATTATTTATATTTCCTAAATATATATTTTTTAAGGTTGTTGTATCATAATAATTTTTATATAATCCATGCATAATAAATGAATTTCTTAATTTACCATCTAAATATACATCTAATGTTCGACCATCGACACTAATTGTTAAATTATTCCATTTTTGAACCGACACATTAGGTATTTTGTATCTAGCATAAATTGTTTGATTGGGTTGAGAAGTTGGGCCTGCTCTGTCTTGGAAACATTCAATATCTATAAATAAATTATTTTCATATTTGTCTAATGCTATATTAATATTTTTAGGAAATGTTGTTCCACTGGCTGGTGTTGGTTTCACTACTTTTGTACTAATACCAGAAAGAGTAGTTTGTAAATCGGAAACTGTCGTTGAAGAAGGACTATTAGCAATAAATAAAATATTTTTCTCTTTTGAAATATTATTGCCCCAATTGTCTATGTAAAACCAAACACTTAATGTAAAATTAGATGATGTAGTTTGGGGAATATCTTTGGCAACTATTATATTAATATTAGATGATGCTTCTGTAGTATTTGTAGCTGGCGTTGATGCTTCGCACATTTGGTCATAAATTATATTTGTTTTGAAAAATATATTGTTTAATCCCCATAGTAATATTAAAACTAGAATTACTAAAATAATTATATTTATAACACTCATTATAAAATATTAATATATAAAAATATTATAAGTTTTAATTTTATTTTAGTTTTTATTTTAGTTTATTTTATTTTATTTTATTTTATTTTAGTTTTATTTTAGTTTTATTTTAGTTTTATTTTAGTTTTATTTTAGTTTTATTTTTTATTTTATTTTAGTTTTATTTTTTATATTTTTCTAAATTATATATTATTATTTTTTGTTAAACTATATAAAAATTGTATAGAATCAGGAGTTTTTATTTTATCAAAATAAAATATTTCTTTAATACTTCCATGTATGCCATCATGTTCGCCAATAGTTACATTGTCTCCTATGAAGTAAGGCGTAACATTATTTTTAGAACCTACTAATTTACCATCAATAAAAACATCTATATTATTATTTTCATAATTAATAACAAAATATAACCATTTTTGATGTTTTACACTAGTCATTTCATATATAGTATCTAATTGATCTGATTTATTATTTATTGTTCTAGATTTTATAATAATTTTTCTAGAGTTTCCATTATAATATATAACTGGTTTAAATCCATAATTAAATAGTTCAGTATCTTTTGTATAAGCAATAGATGTATTTGTTGGTTGTGGATTTATATAAATATAAAAACTTATACTATAAGTATAAGTATAAGGAAATTTGTTATGAATTTTTGAAGAATCATAATATTTTGCTCCAATATTATATTGACCATTTAAATCATTTTTAAACATTTTAAAATCATACCCTTTAGTATTGTCAGAAATATTATTTTTAATATTATTATATTCGTTTTTGACAACATCTTCATTAGAACTATTTTCACTAGAAGTAGTTTGACTAGTGAAGTTTGTTTTAAAATTTGAAAGCATATTATTCAAATTATTAGTTAGTGATGTATTTTCTAAATTAGAAGTATTAAAGTTTGGTATAGCAACATTAGAACTAACATTTTTGTCCAAATTTTGATATTTTCCTAAAGTTTTCTTTTCATTTAAATAAAAAGGGCCTTCTCCGCCTAAAAGGTTGTTTTTATTATGTTTTGCTAAATAGCTAAATAATAGAGGCAATAAAAATATTAATATTATTAAAATTAATAATATGAAAAATAATAAATAAATAGAAGATGGTGTTAATTTAATATCTTCATTTATTTCATCTACCAATATAATTAGCAAACAAGGAATAAAAAATATTATGTCTTTTAATGTAGTTATTAAATTTTGAAAAAAAGTCTGATTAGATGACTCAGTGCTTTTAGATTTTTCAATACCTGGTTGTATAGAAAACATTTTTGCTATAATAGCAAAAATAACAATAATTATTAATATTCCTAATATATTTTGTGTAATATTGAAAACACTATTGTTGGTTTTGTGTAAATATAATATAAAATTAATTGTTAATATTGGAAATAATATTATTAAAAATAATAATCCAACATATTTATACATATTAATAAAACTAGTATCGGGTTTAATAGTATTATAGTTGTCATAATTATGTTTATAAACATAAGATAAAAAAGTATATATGCTAAATGCTACTAAAAATAACCACATAAATATTTCATATTTAGTATTTTTTATTTTGAAAATATTTTGCATCTCATTAAGATAATAAAATACTCCCAATATTAGCAATAATATTGCTATTATTATAGAGTAATAATAGTTATTTTTGCCATACGTTAAGGTATCTATAACTTTTTCTCTATTTGGTAGCTTTAAATTATTAGTATAACTAGCCATAAATAATATATATTACATTATAAGTATATTATTTATTACTATATTTGCATATTAGTATAATAATATATTAGTATATTAATATATTAGTATATTAATATATTAGTATATTTTTATTGCTCACTATTTACAAATTTTCAAAAGCTGTTTTTTTTCCATGGCAATCCCTACATAGTGCTTCTAAATTGTCAATATTATTTGAACCTCCATATTCTAATTTTTTTACATGATCCACTTCAAACCATGCTGGTAATTGTTTTTGACAATGTTTACAATGCCAATTTTGCGAAGCAGCTACATATTTTTTTTTTGTTTCACTTACACTTCTTTTTGTTGATATATTTCCGGAAGATAATATTTTTTGTTGTTGCTTAGATAAATAGTTTTGATTATTATTTATTGAAGTTAATAAATTTTGTGATAGTTGATTATTAACAGGATTTGAAAAATTATAATTATTATTTAATTCGTTTGTTATTGATTTAGATGTTAAATCAATAATAGGAGTTATAAAACTTGCTGTATTTCTATCAATTGGTAAATATTTTATGTAACTATTTGCATGAGTAACAATTTCTTTATAGTTGCTTGGATTTTTCTTAATAAATAAATATATACATAAACCTATAAAAGCAAAAAAGGCCATTTTATAATATTTTTGATATTGTTTAAGTTTATTAATTAATTTTCCTTCAAAATATGTATTTGCTAATACAAAAATAGTTATTAAAAAAATTATTAATTCTAGTTTCATAATATTAATATTTTATATATAAATATATTATTACTAGAATAATTACAATTATTAAAGCACCAAAAATATATTTTTCTTTATTTTTACGTTCATCGTTTTTTTTAATTTCTTTTAATTTGTAATGTTCATAATATTTATTTAAAGCATCATAATATGTTAATTCGGGTTTACCTAAATAGCTATTAATTTTATTGTGTATAAAATGAACCCATTTTGAAAGTGATTCTCGCGAGTCTAAATATGGCGTAACAGGATATGCGTCTAAAAATTTACTAAAAACACCCCCTATATCAGGAACAGGCAAAAAAAGAGGTAAGTTTGTTATAAAGTCATAATATTTTTTTTTTGTACATTCATTAATATGTAACGGATAAGATAAAGCAATTGTATATAATACAAACCAATAATGAGGACCCCATATAATAGGATTAAATATATGGTTTGTACTATTCATAATAAAATTTTAATATATATAAAATTTTACTATATTAAATTTTCTTAGTGTTTACTTATTTGAATTTAGTAAATTATATAAAAACATTGTTCTTAGTTATATTAACTAACAATGAATATAAAAAAACAATATTTTTGCAATAATTGTGGAAAATTAGGACATTTATTTCATCAATGCAAAGTACCTATTACTAGTATAGGTATTATTCCCATTAGAATAGTAAAAAAATACGATGCCTCTCTAAATAAATATGAAAATTCAATTGAAGTATTAATTATTAAACGTAAAGACACATTATCATTTGTAGATTTTATGCGTGGAAAATATTCTATTGAAGATAAGAATTATATAAAAAATTTATTAAATAATATGACTAATAATGAGAGAAATTATATATTAAATAATGATTTTGATACAATATGGCAATATTTATGGAATTATAATACAAATAATTCATATAAAAACGAAGAGCGAACTTCAAAAATCAAATTTACAAATTTAAAACAAGGTTATGTTAATATTTTAGAAAGTTATGATTTAAAATCTTTAATTGATCTATGCGATAAAAATTATGAAGAACCCGAATGGGGATTTCCAAAAGGGCGACGGAATTATCAAGAAAAAGACATAATATGTGGACTAAGAGAATTTGAAGAAGAAACAGGTTATAATAAAAATGATATTATACTAATTAATAATATTGTCCCATATGAAGAAATTTTTAGTGGTTCTAATTATAAATCCTATAAGCATAAATATTTTGTTGGTATTATTGTTGATAATAATCAACCAAAAAATGATTATCAAATATATGAAATTACTGAAATCAAATGGATACCAATAAATGATGTAAATAATTATATTAGAGAATATAACTATGAGAAACAAAAAATAATAAATTATTTAAATAAATTATTAAATAGTTATAAACTATATATTTAATATATAGTAAAATGAGCAATGTTATTAAGGATACATTAAATCAAGGAGACATAGTTACTATATCAGAGTCTTTAACTAAAGGCGAAGAAGAAGAACAAGAACAAGAAAGTGTTCAAGAAGAAAGCGAACAAGAACAAGAAAGTGTTCAAGAAGAAAGCGAACAAGATGAAGAAGATGAAGAAGATGAAGAAGGCAAAGAAGGCGAAGAAGGCGAAGAAAGCGAAGAAGGCGAACAAGATGAAGAAGGCAAAGAAGGCAAAGAAGGCGAAGAAGACGAAGAAGGCAAAGAAGGCAAAGAAGGCAAAGAAGATGAACTATTCATAAAACCACAAGTAAATCAAGACATTAAAGAAGATAAATCTAAAAAAAAAAATAACGAAGAATTAGTATCATTATTTAGAGAAAATATAAATAAATTTGACAATAGCAAACTAAACAAAAGTAAATTAGAAATATTAGAAAAAAACTTAAATACTATAACAGATTATAAATATTTTAATAATGCTATTGAATTATTGAATAAAGAAGAGTTAAATAATTCAAATGCTACAAACTACAAATATTTATATCCCCATTTAGATGATGAATTTTTAAATATTAAAATAGCAAATAAACAAGAATTTGAAGAAAATAAATTAATAATTAAAATAGACGAAAAATTTGATTTTGAAAAACAAAGTAATGAAATTTGCAATAAAGATTTTGAATTAGCGCCACATCAAAAATTTATAAAAAACTTTCTCTCAATGTATACTCCATATAATGGTTTATTATTATATCACGGATTAGGAACTGGTAAAACCTGTTCAGCAATTGGAGTTGCTGAAGAAACAAGAAAATATTTAAAATTTATGGGTTTTAATGAACGAATAATAATAGTAGCTTCACCAAATGTTCAAGAAAATTTTTATTTACAATTATTTGATGAGCGAAAATTAGAAGAAAAAAATGGACTTTGGACTATTAATAATTGTGCGGGGCAAAATATATTAGATGAAATTAATATGATACAAAAAAATTTGTCACGCGACAAAGTAATAAAAATTGTTAAAAATATAATAAACAATTATTATTTGTTTTTGGGGTATACACAATTTGCTAATTTAATAATAAAAAAATCAAATATTTCAAATCAATCATTAAGTACTATGGATTCAAAAAAAAAACAATTATTAATAAAAAACAAATTACAAAAATTTTTTAATAACAGGTTAATAATAATTGATGAAATACATAACATACGTCAGTCAAAAGATAATAGTAATAAATTGGTGTCAAATGAGTTAATGAAATTAGTTAAAAATGTAAATAATTTAAAATTGCTGTTTATGTCAGCAACACCTATGTTTAATGATTATAAAGAAATAATTTTTTTAATAAATATATTAAACTTAAATGATAGACGCTCAATAGTAGAATTAAAAGATGTATTTGCCAATGATGGAAGTTTTATAGTAAATAGCAATGGAGAACAAGTAGGTTTAGAACTATTTAAAAGAAAAATAAATGGCTACATAAGTTATATTAAAGGCGATAATCCATTAAGTTTTCCTTTTAGAATTCTACCAAAAGATTTCTCTGAAAATAATAGTATTTTAAATAAAAAATACCCAGAATTTAAAATAAATGGAACTCCTTTAAAAGAAGCACTAACACTATTTGATATATATGTAAATGATGTTAATATATCACCATATCAAGAATTTGTATATAATATTATTTTAAAAAATAATATATCAAAGTTTGATGAAGAAAAAATAAACGCTATGGAATCTTTTGGATACACATTGTTACAAAAACCATTGGAGTGTTTAAATATTGTTTTTCCTAATAATAAATTAGAAAATTATTTTAATGAGAAAATGATTTACTATAATAATAATATTGTAGAATTAGTGGCAAATATAAATATTGAAGAAATAAATACACTAGTTGACATAAAAAATATTGTTGGCAAATCAGCAATTAATAATATTATGACTTATCAAGAAACACAAGCACCCAAATCTAGATATAATTATAATTTTAAGAGTGAGTTTTTAAAAAATATGCCTATTAATATGTTTGATTATGATGTAATTGGAAAATATAGTTTTAAAATTAAAGCATTAATTGATTCATTAATGGGTTCTCAAGGTCCAGTAATAGTATATTCACAATTTATAGATTCGGGATTAATACCAATAGCACTTGCCTTAGAAGCAATTGGATTTATGCGTTATGGAAGTAATAAATCCCTCTTTGCTACTCCACCAAGTGAAGAATTAGATGTAAATACTTATAAGAAAAAATCTGAAGTATTACAAATGGGACAGCGTTTTAGAGGTGCTAAATATGTAATTATAAGTGGAAATAGTAATATTTCCCCAGACATAGTAAGTGATTTAAAAGCATGTACAGATCCTACTAATGTTGGTGGTGAAAATGTTAAAGTAATTTTATTATCGGCAGCAGGCAGTGAAGGTTTAGATTTTAAATATATTAGACAAATACATGTTTTGGAACCATGGTATAATATTAATAGAGTAGAGCAAATTATTGGGCGTGCTATTAGAACATGTAGTCATAAAGATTTGCCATTAAATAAACGTAATGTTCAAATATTTATGCACGGCACATTATTAAGTAATGCAAATGAGGCAGTTGATTTATTAATTTATAGAAAAGCAGAAGAAAAAGCAAAAATAATAGGAAATATTACTCGCGTTTTAAAAGAACACAGCATTGATTGTTATTTAAATTATGAGCAACAAAAATTTGATGAAAAATATTTAAATGAAAATTATTCAAATAAAAAATTAACACTAATTCTCTCTAATTCTAATAAAATTGACTATGCTATTGGAGATAAAGTAAATAGTCCATTATGTGATTATATGGATAATTGCCAATATACTTGTAAACCATCTTTAGAAGAATATACTCAAAAATATGGACCTACTAAAATAAATCTATTTTCTTATGATGAATCATTTTTAAAAACAAATAATGAAGTTATTATTAAACTTTTGAGAGATTTGTTTAAAGAATATTATTTTTGTACCAAAGAAACAATAATTAACTATTTAAATACGTTTAAAGAATATCCATTGCCACATATTGATAATGCTTTAAATGAATTGGTTAATAATGAAAATATTTTTATTAGTGACAAATATAATACACGAGGAAAATTAATACATATTGATGATTTATATATTTTTCAACCAATAAATTTAAATAGTGATGCCACGCTTTTTGAAAGATCCAATAACATATTATTAAAACCTGATGCTTTAAAATTTGCTGTTCCTGAGGACTTTGATATATTTAGCAAAGAAGATGTCAAAGAAACCAAAGAAACCAAAGAAACCAAAGAAACCAAAGAAACCAAAGAAGCCAAAGATGAAAAAAAAACACTTACTCCTAAAATTAATCTAAATCAAGATGATTTAGATGATAAATTAACACTTAAAAATATAGAATATGTTAAAACAATAATTGCCGAATTACAACGTAATTATAATTTTATAATTACAGAACATGTACCATCTAAAAGTGAATACGCATTAAAAGATAACAAATACATTTATTATGGTAAAATGAGTGACATATTAAAAGATGAAAAAATAATAACTACAGACGAAATAAATAGTTTAGCAATAAATATATTATTAGATGATTTGGATTTTAATAAGAATGTTTTATTAGTTATATATTTATTAAATAATGGCTATAATGAACTAACAAGCTTTGAAAAAGACTTACTAATTTATTATAATTCAAAAATTTTAGAAGCAAATAATGGTAAATTAAAAGCATTATATATACCAAATAAAAGCGAATTTAGAGACTATACTTTATATATTTTAATTACTACAAATTTAGAGACTTTAAATATAACACTAAATAGCGGGCAATCAGAAGACTATAATGATTTTGATAATGTTATTAAATCGCAACAAATACCTAGTTCACAAATGGCAGTTCCTTTAGGATTTTTATCAAGAAATAAAAAAATAACAAAAGAATTAACAACAGAATTTAAAGTAAAAACAGGTTCAAATAAAGGGGCAATGTGTACACAAGCTGGAAAACTTAATAGTGAAAAAATTTTTATTGCTTTGGGAGTAAAAGATGAAATAATTGAAAAATTAAAAGGAAAAAAATTGGAAAAAGGCGAAAAATTAAATCAAAAAAATTTCTGTGCGGCACAAGAATTATATTTTAGATTGTATGATTTACAAAAAAAAGAAAATAAAAGATGGTTTTTAAATCTTTCTGAGGCACAAATAAATAATTTATAATAAAATATAATAAAATATAATAAAATATAATAAAATATAATAAAATATAATAAAATATAATAAAATATAATAAAATATAATAAAATATAATAAAATATAATAAAATATAATAAAATATAATA